TAGGTGTAGGACTAGGTGTAGGACTAGGTGTAGGACTAGGTGTAGGACTAGGTGTAGGTGTAGGTGTAGGACTAGGTGTAGGTGTAGGACTAGGTGTAGGTGTAGGACTAGGTGTAGGTGTAGGTGTAGGTGTAGGACTAGGTGTAGGACTAGGACTAGGAGTAGGAGTAGGAGTAGGACTAGGTGTAGGACTAGGTGTTGGGCTGGGTGTAGGACTAGGTGTTGGCGTAGGACTGGGCGGTACATAAGCCGGGTTACATGGATTTTCTGTATTATTTGGGTTGTTCGGGTTATTTGGGTTGTTCGGATTACACGGATTTGATGGTCCTACAGGATTGTCAGGATTGTCAGGATTATCTGGATTGTTTGGATTATTTGGATTGTTAGGACTACTTGGATTGCTTGGATTGTTCGGATTGTCTGGGTTGTCTGGGTTATTTGGGTTGTTTGGATTGTTAGGACTGTTTGGACTGCTTGGATTGCTTGGATTGCCCGGATTATCGGGATTGTTTGGGTTGTTTGGATTTGTGGGATTTGTAGGGTTATTAGGATTGCTAGGGTTGCTTGGATTTTCAGGATTACTAGGATTGTTAGGGTTTGTAGGATTTACAGGATTGCTAGGGTTGCTTGGATTTTCAGGATTGCTTGGATTGCTTGGATTGTTAGGGTTTGTAGGATTTACAGGATTGCTAGGGTTGCTTGGATTTTCAGGATTGCTTGGATTGCTTGGATTGCTTGGATTGCTAGGGCTGTCAGGATTGCTTGGATTGACAGGATTGCTAGGGCTGTCAGGATTGCTTGGATTGACAGGATTGCTAGGGTTGCTGGGATTGCTAGGGTTGTTTGGATTGGTAGGATTGTTTGGGCCTTTTGGATTATTTGGGTTATTAGTATTATTCGGAGAGGATGGTGTAAAGCAAACATTATCTTGAAAAGATGTGTTTATACATATAGCGCCTATTCTTAAATGAGCCTGATCTTCATATTTTGGCAGTATCCAAACTTTCCAATCACCAATTCCTGAAATACCATTGAAAACACTTAAATTTGTTCCCCAAGGAGGTGGCGGCATATTAGCAGGAAGCGTAAAATAGCTAGAATCATTATTTTCCAATCCATTAGGAGATGGATGATATGTTCCAGATTGAACAAAAATATCTCCTACTCCAGATCCGCCAGTGTCATTGATAACTGGCAAATAAGTGTTTGAATCATCAGCAAAAATTAAATCAACAAATCCAGAATTTTGTGCATTGTTAAAAAATATTGGTCTTCCTGCAACATTAATATTCATTGCAGTTGACCAAAGCAAACATGTTCTTCCATATGAAGCTGGAGAAGAAGGAGAAGAAGGAGACGAAGGAGGAGCCGGACTTTCAATAACTATTAATATTTCGCCAAGAGTATTATTTGGAGAAGGTGCATTGTTAAACCATATTTGAGATGATTCAAGTTTAACAGAAAGTCTAGTTATGGTTGCTGTACTGCTACAAGATTCTGCATCATTTTTTATAATTGCTGGAACAGATCCGTCTGTAACAATAACAGGATTTTCGGCGCATTTACTTGAACTATCAACGAAATCAATAAGAAGTGGACTAAATCCGAGTGATCCAAATGTAATTGGTGTAATAGTTACTACGCTTGGAATTGACACTCCAGAAACATTGATAAATGATGGTATAATTGGAGGATCGGCAAAGGTAATAACAGATGGAATTCCAGATGGAGGATCAAATGTAATTACGCTTGGAACATTAATTGGTCCAAGTGGGCCAATATTAATTGAAGGAAACACAACTGGAGGAAAATTAATAGTAACTGGAACAGGTGTAAAATCAGGAAATATTATTTCTGGGAAATTTGGTATTGTTGGGAATTCTATCAAAGGAACATTTTGAGCAAGTGGTACAGCGATAGTTAGAGAATTTACATTTTGATTTTCAGAACATGTCAAAACAAGAGTTGAATTAGGTGTAAATATTGTAAGTACTGGATTTATTTCAAAATTAGGTGGATATGTGTAAGATCCACTTAAATTATTTACTTCTACATTTCCATCACCAAAATCAAGTGCAAAATTTGTTATAGTTCCATTAATTGTTGTGTTATAGTTAAATATTGTTCCAGAAGCTGGATTAGATTCACCAATATCACAAACGAAATTTACTTCTGGAGATCCATAATCATCCAATATAGCGGGAATGCTTATTAGATCATTAATTTTCCATGTTAATGTGTCTTGGTCTTCTGTTGTTGCGTTGCCGATCAAATTTTCAACATTTACAATAGCTCTTGCTAATTGATTGTGATGCTCTGCCATTACAAATCCACGAATATCAGTACCAGCAGGATTGAATTGAGATTTTTTATTACCAATATTTCTCAAGCATTTCTTCAATGCATTTATTTTGTTAGTATACTGATCATATCCGACTTCATCATAATAGAGAACTTCTCCAGATATAGTAGCGAAACCATTAGTTGGCCATACTTCTGGTCTATCAGCAGGAACTGGTTTAATATAAATTGTGGTATCGAATTGTTCAGATGGAAGTACGGTTATACTTTCTGTTGAATTCACAACCTCAAAAAGTGTATAATTGCTATCATACTTTTGAGGATAAATGGGATGTGGAATAAAACCTGTATTCAAAATTTCACCTTTTTTTATTTAGTCTTATGATTAAAAAGTTCCCATGCACCACTGATTATAATCTGGTCTTTGTCCAACTAATGAAAAAGTCAAATCAGTGTCGGTGAATTTTAAAAATGATTTATTTGAATAATCATAACTTAAATATGCACTATGACTACCATCAGAAACTGCTAACAATGTATTTGTCTCAAGATTAAAGTCTTTTTTAGAACTGTCTTGGAATTGCTGGAATTCGATTGAATTAACGCCAGTTCCGCCTGTTTGCCATGCTTGTGTAAATGGATCATAAGCTGATACTGCTCCTGAATTATCAAAGAAATACAAACCACTTGTTAAGTTTAATAATTGACCTTCTTTTTTATCAGTGCCTGCCATGTCATTTAATTTGGAAAAATAATAAATTAAATCAGCACCATTTTCTTGTGTCCCATAAAAACTTTTTAATTGAAAAAATGTTCCAACTCCACTATTTCTTACAATATAACCATTTCTTTCTCTCCAAGCAGATCTATAAACTGAAAAATAGCCATATATTGAAGTACAGCCATCCGATTCAAACTGAACAGGATTTTGTTGTAATTCAGCTCCTCCAGAAATATAATTATCAACTGATAAGTTAGTGCTAAGTGCAGTATTTGAAAGCTGATTATGAATAGTCAAAGTTTGATTCGTGATTGATAATCCTGTAGGTTGAAACACTGGATTTCCGAACAATAAATAAGTTTCAAAATCATTATTAAATGCGATCCAGTTCCAAGGTCGATCAATATCTTTTATATTTGCATAAGTTTCATTAAATCCATTGTATTCAACAACTTTAACTTTTTCAAGTGTTGTAGCATCGCCAGTATTTCTTCCACCAGCATAATAGATGTTTGCTGTACCAGAATAACCACTTGGTTGAGAAGAAGAAGAACTAAAAAACACATTTCTCTTGAATTCTCTGATAGCTTGTTCGCTGTTATTAGATCCTACTAAAAAATCATCATTTACGCTTATTGTCAGATTAGAAGATTGCCTTGTCTTAAAAGTTTGAGAAATAAATCCAAATTCACTGGCTCTTACTGAAGATGTGCTCAAGCTATCAAATGTCAAAAGCCATATATTATTGTTTTCGACAATGTTAAACAAATCATTATTGCTTGTTATTCTATATGATTTTGATAATGTGGTGGCTTTAATAACCAAATCGTATATTCCTCCAGAAGAATATAAAGATTTTGTTTGTTTGCTATTTGTGTGAGAAAGGTCATCACTTAAAAGCCATTGGTATTCTGTAATTGGATCTATTGGATTATCTGACGAATCTACTTCTTCTCCGCTATAAGTTCTTCCAGTAAGAGGATTTATTCCTGAAGGAATGAACAATTCTATTTCAATGTTATTAGGACTTTTAATTTGATCATTTAGAAGAATTTGAAATGATCCAAGCGTATAATCAACTACAGCAAAATCTGGTGCTGGATATCTTGCATTTACCAATCCTGGCAATTTAAGAGTGTCGCTGCTGAATTTATTTGTAACTTTTAAAGTAACATCAAATATTCCAGGTCTTTGATAGACATGTGTTGCATTTCCTGTGTTTGACATTTCTGTATAAGAAATAACACTAGCTGTGCTATCTCCAAAATCCCAAACAAAAGTGATATCGTTATTGTTTAATATTTTCCCTAATCTAAAACTTTGGTCTGTGAAATTTACAGTTAGTGGTATGATTCCAAGAGTTGTATCAGCTGTAAACCATGCTTTTGGTGAATATGCAATAGATTGAAGATAATTAAGTCTTTCTCCCACAGTTCCTGTTAAAGGAACCGTAGCTTTATCTCCTTTTAGTCCTATGTAATTTTGAATTGCTAAAACAGCATCTTTAAGTGCGTTGTGATGTTCAGCCATCACATTTTGAACAACATTTGTTACATTTTTTGGTTTATAGCTGTCAATAAAATCTTCAAGAAGACTAAGACCATCAAATGTAACTGTTGTTCTTGATGTGTAATAAAACGAAATTGCTCTTTTTTCGGGTTCGCTACAATTTTCTACAAGTGTGATAATTCCAGCAGTTGGAAATAAACTCATTACTGCTTGATTGTCTTCTACACTTATGCTTGTATCACCGATATTATAATCAGCGGCAAGAGTAAGTCTCAAACTGTCTTTGACTGCAAAAAGTGTCAAATCATTATCAAGAGCAACTGGAAAGTTTAATGGAGGAATCATTACAACACCTTTATTGGGCTAGAAGCAATTATCTTATTTACAACATTGTTAATAGATGTCAGCAAAAGATTTGGCGTATAAGTTCCAGGTTTACTATAATAATGATAAGCATAGTGAACATTAGGATTTGTTTGGTTTTCTGTAGACCCATCGTTAAATACCCAAAGTCTTTCCTGTATATCACCTTCTGATTGGTCAACAAACGAAAATTGTGTTGCTTCTATACCTAGTTTAGAAGCAGTTTGAACTGAATATCCTGTAAGTGGTGTTGTATAAAAGAACGACAAAGGAATTGTATTTGACGCTCTGATATAATTTGTTTTTGAAACATATCCTTGTCCGCCAAGACTTGTAATAATTCTACATGTGACGGTAAATGTTCCTTCAACCAGATATGTATGTTCTGGGCTTCTTTCTAGTGAAGTACCGCCATCACCAAAATCCCAGAAAAATTTGGTAGCTATTGATGTTGATAAATTTTGAAATTTAACGGTAAGTGGTAATCTTCCCGATTTTGGATAACCTCTAAAAATAGGTTGTGCAGAATAAAATCTTAATTCTTCATTTTTAAGTTTGCTATTTATAGAATCAGCAGCTGGATTGGTTTCAGTTCCCAGTGTTGACTGCATTTGTATGACAGCATCTTTTAAAGCATTGTGATGCTCAGAAAAAACTCCACCTATAACAGGACTATTAATTGGCCAATTTTGTTGTCTAGATCCACCAAAACCTCTTATGAGTTTTTGAAAAGTTGTTTCGGTTTTTTCATCATAATAAATATATTCTGGAACAGCTGCGAATTTATCTGTTAAGTTGATTCTAATCAGACCTCTATCTGGAAAACTCTGAGTTGAATCTACAATTATTTTATCAGACCCATAAACCAAACTTTGCACAAGTTTAGTTTCGGAATTATTCTTGGCGAAATATAACGTATCGTAATTATCTATTGCTTCCGGGAATACGGAAAGATCGCCAGCTAAATAACCAAAATCATAACTACTTATCTTTACTGCCATTTGTCAAAAACTTTCTTTGAATGTTGCTTAATGATTCAACAAGTTGTGCTTTAATTTTAGAATTATCTCCAAGACACATAGTTGATCTTACCAATTCATTATTTATGGGATGACCAAGTAAAATATTAAGATTTATTTCATTTGCGAACTTATTCTCAAAATATTCTTTCTGTGCATCATCATTGTTGTAATCAACAAAAGGTGTGCTCTTTAAAAGTTCTTCTAAAATTTCTACAAATTTAGCAGATTCTAGTTCAATGTTTTTCTTTTTTGTTTCAAGTTTTAACAGATTTCCAGTCATATGACTGATATGTCTATCTATTTTTCTAATTTCAATTGATAGCTCTTCATCAATGACAACAACTTTTATTTTTTTATCTTTTTCAATTTTTTTCAAAATAATATCATCTTTTTGATTTTCTATTTCAAAATTAATATTTACAAGACTTTCATATCTTGTCTCTATTTCTCTCATACATTGCCACATTCGACCATTAAAGGAATGTTCTTTACCAATAATAAATTTTTCTATTTGAAAATCAGAATGTCTTTGAGGAACATTATATTTGGATAAAATTTCTCTACATTTCTCAATCATAAGAACCTCTGTGAATGAAAGTCTTATTAATAGAGAAAGTTGTATATAATTTTAATCTAAAGGTAAGTCAAAATCAATTCTAATTACATCGTCAGGTTTTATTTGATTTTCAAAGAAAAATCCAAGACCATCAACTGTTTCTGTGAATTTATTTTCTAACCAAGATCTAGTTGGAACAGGAGGAGCATAATATGTTGAAATATCTGAAAACAATCTTGTTCCATTGACATAAACTCTTAATGAACCTTGTGTGTAAGGAACATTCAGTCCAGTGATGAAATTAAAATAATCATTTGTTAAACTTTTACTTAATGGTACAATTTGATAAAAATGTCTATGAGCATTTTGAAGACCAACTGTTACATCTGCTGATATTCTGTTTGGTTGATTTACAGTAAAGCTTATTGTGCTGCTGTTTTCGAAAATTATTGGGCCATTATCAAAAAACACAACTTCTGAGATCAAATCAACTTGAATTGTGATATTTTTTGCTTCACTTGCAACCAAAGCAAGTTTTTCTCGCTCTGACAGTGTCATTCTTACATAATCGACACCATCATAAGATCCATCTTCGTGAGCACCAATATTGTGAAGTGCTTCATTTATTTTAGCAACTCTTAAATCACCATTTGGTAAAAGTGATTGATCAAGCCTTACATTAAGAGATCCTGTTGAACCAATAGAAGCACGAAGTGTTTCTGTATTGGCATCTACAGCATTATTAATAAGCTGTTCTCTTTGATTAATAGCCTCAAGAGGCATATTATCATATGTCCAATAATATGGCTGTAATGGCTGATAGGACGGTATTGGTATTAAATCTATATCTGGCATAAATTATTTACTATTCTCAGATGAAATTTACTCGCCAGTTCCAAACGATTTGTATATCGCTTGTTTTAGACAAGGTTGGAAATGTTGCCATTGAATACAATGTGTCATTGTTAAGCACCAGTGCCATCTCTGACAGCCCATATCCATTTGCGTCATCAAAGCCCAATACTGAAGTAAAAATGGCTTGTGTGGGGTTAGATTGATCAATTGACGCAATAACAGTCTTGGTTGCTCTTGTGATGCCAAACAAACCTGTTCTTTCAGGATTTACATAGCGCAAAGTGCTACCATCAACACCACCATCACCAAAAATCATTCTACTTACATAAAAGTTGAAGCTTGATCCGATATTGTTGGTGAGACAATTGACTACAGAAGAACGACCACCAACTAATACTGTGTTCTTGAAATCAATTGTACGAATTGTTCCGTTCTTATCATGAATAACTCCATTAACAAGACCAATCGAAGCTACTTTATCATTTGTCATAAGTCACCTTTTGTTTCAGTACCATCTCTTCTTAAAATAGTATATTGTATTCCTTCAAGCTGTTGAGAAAATTCTTCATTTTCTGGTTTTGAAGCTAGCATGTTAACAATTCCCATAGACATGTTTTCAACTTGACTTGTGATCAATTCTTGACCACTTCTGTCAATAAAATTAAAGTCTTCGCCCATAATTGTTGCTGCATCCTTTGTATATCTGTGTAAACTATAAGAAACAGATGTGCCACCATATGTTTGTGTACCGAAAGAATAAAATTTGCCAGTAATATAAACATATGTATTAGGACCAACTGTTTCTTCTTTTAGAATAGAGAACTTAGTTCCAGCATATTCAACTAAGTAATTTTCAATAAAATTGCTATTTTCAAGTGCATTTGGATCACCTACACTTGTGAATGTAGGCCAGCCAATAGGTTTAAGTAATTTCATTTGACTGTAATTAAAGTTTCCTGTTGTATTATCAATTAATCGTTTCAAAAATTTACCACTGGCTGAAGTAACATCTCCAAGATTCCAATCAAGAATATAAAAATTTTGTGTATTGTCAGTTGAATAACCTGATATCAAATATTGTGTAAAATTTGCATCATAATAAAAATAATTTTGTTGAGTCATAAATCTAGTAATATCATTTATTCCAACAGATGGACTTATCTCAACTCTTGCTCTTTTTGTTACAAAATAATTTCCAGAAGAACTTGAAAGAATTATATTATTGTTTTGATCAACAATTTTATAATCAAAATTAAATATGTTTACATTGTAAAGACTTCCATCATTTTCAATAAAAATTATATTATCTGAAACATTGAGAATATTATAATATGCGCTGTTTGAATCAATATAAATTTTCCAACTACTTGCAGCATATCCATTTTGAACATCCCAAAGAGTTTTAATTGGATACATTACAAAATGATATGTTTGATCTGATAATTGATAAATATTATCTTGATAAATATCAAAATTTGCTGATGAAAATATAATGTTTGATAATCTGAATGTAAAGTCAGAAGTATTTATCAATTCCAAAGGTGAGCCAGATGCAATTTTTGCTGTATGGCCATTAGCATCACTAAGAGTATATTCTCCAGCATTTACATGAGGCGCAAGAACTTCCAAGAATGTTTCTGGAGAATCCGTGTCTAACCCAACATCATCTAAATTATAAAGAGGAGAAAACAATCTAATTTCTTCATTATAAGCAGTTGTTGTTCCAGAATCCTCAAGAGATTCTGTAGCAAGAACATTCCTTAGAACTTTATTACTATACAAACCAAGTGGCATATTTCTGTTAAATACAGAATTTGCCTCTCCGCTTATAATATTTTCATTTCCTGCATATTGAATCAAACACTGGATTGTTTCAATTGGAGGAACCACAATATCATCAAAATAACCGTTAAATCTTAATGTGTGTAAAACTGCATGAAATGGTATGTATTGTTCAATAATTTCTTGAGATTCGACCAATCTTGTGTTTGACAAATCTTGGATAAGAAGGTCTATGTTAAAATGAGAACTTATAGTGTTTCTGCATGGTTCAACAAAGTTTTTATCAATATCTTTTGGATCATATGAATCTCTTAAAGATCCATTATATTCATCCATGTTATAAGCTTGTTCGCTATAAGGAAACTCTGTTCTAATTTTTCCAAATTTAACTGGATCATAAAATGGATTTTTTACAGAAACAATAGAATCAAATAAAGAATCTGATTCTTCTATTACACGAGTGTTCCAGTCTTTTTTGGGGAATTCAAAAGTTCTATCATCTCTTGTGTCTGCAAGAGGAAGTCTAATAATATAATTATGTATTTGAATTTGTGTTTCAGATTTGAATTCTTTAATTTGATAAGTTATTTTTATTCTATCTCCAGCAGTTAGTTCTTTACCTTTCCACTTTAGAAAAGATTGACCACCACCAGTTACAATTTCAACATTAGATAAATTTATTTCATAATATGATTTACTGTTATCTTCAAATTCAAGCTTGAAATATTCTTCATTAACAGGCAGAGAAACTTTGTCCAATTCCCAAATTGTATTTCCTGTATAAGGAAATGATTCTGTGTATGTATAATCAGTTCCTACAAACCAAAGTTGTGAAAAGCTTAATATTCTAATTCCAGCATCATCAAGAGCTTGTCTTAGTCCTTCAAATGTACCTTTTCTCTTATAGAGAGGTATTGCTTTTTTGATTTGTTTGCGCCATCTGGTAGGATCTGTGCTACGCAAAGTCAAATTAAACATACTCGCCAAATAAACTAAAAGTTGTTCTTGAATAATATTAGCATCATATAAATCAATAATTTGATTGGCTAAATTTTCTAAAACTGTAAAACCTTGACCAATACTTACGTTTAATTTGTCTAATATTTCAGGACTCAAGTCTACTGCTGAATATCTTTGCTTATACATTTCTGGCAAATATCTTGTAAGTAAATCATAATATTTATCACGAGGAGTGCGGTGTGTTGGATTACTTGTAGTGGTAGCTATGTCAGAATCTAGATAAAACTTAATATGTGCGCTTATAGTATCGCCAGAAACATTTGGTTTCCACTTCCAGCAAATAAAATAATCACCTTCTCTTACATTAAAAGCATCCCAATAAAACACAAATCTTGAATATGTAAATTTAGAATCTGCTTCTGGTTTTACTATCGGAAATTCAACACTTCCATCTTTTAACCATAAAGGATTTGAAGCACTTCCTTGCTGAAAAACAACCTGAGAATTCAAATAATAAAAATTAGTTTTTACTTGAGAACTTAAAAATGTTTGTTTCGCATCACTTGCATTCTTTAAATTTTCTTGAGTTGGATTCTCACAAGCTATGTTATTAAGTTCGTAATACTTTACTTCTAATCCTTTTTGTGAAGTTATTTCTTCATATTCATTTATATTTATATTGGCAAAATCTCTTTGAATATAATAAATTGTTATGTCAACAAAAGCATATGGGTTTTCAGTAAAACAATCATTAGCATCTGGAGTTAAAAGAATAAACTCCACTCTATCATTAACTTTTGGATTATCATCAAATCTTTTAATCATTATTTTTACTCATATGTAAAGTTAACTTGGATGTTTTCTGGTCTAATAATTTCAAAATATCTAGCAATTACCTGTTTGCCACCATTTTGAGGATTTATTGTAATGAAATTAATCTCATATCTTTTAGGCTGTTGCAAATCAGATAGAGTTTTTACAATATCAATATCTCTTAGAATTTGACCATAATCCCAATTACTTAATGCAAAATATGCATTAACTCTGTTTTGTATTTGCGTTTTGATTTCATCTTGAAACTTTTTATAATATTTGTCAAGAACAACATTTATAGCAACATCAACATAAATTATTTCTCCATCTTTTAAAGAAACATAATCTGTTAACATTTTCTTATCATTAATATAATCTTGAAATTCATATTTAAATTGAGAATTTGCTTTAGCTAAATTAAAATTATCCAATTTAACAAGAATGTAAAATTCAATGATATTAGCAGAACAACCGCTATGCCTCAAAACAGCATTTGCTTTACCCATTGTTCCATTGTAAGATGTTGTAAATAAATTAGCAAAATTTTTGTAATCGCTACCACTCACGCATCTATTTTGTGTTTGAGCATAAACAGGAAGTTTATATCTAATATCATCAATTGTGTCGCCTTCATATCCAAACTCACCTTTGGTATAGTTTGTCAAAGAAACAACAGCATTGTATACTTCGCCATCAATAGGAACTAATGCTTCTGCATTAGCATAATTGCTGACGATATTACCAGAAGTACCACCACCAACTCTATAAACAACTCTGATATTAGATCCAGAAGTTGGTATGTATCCAGCCCTGTTACTTCCAAAGATTACAAAAACACTGTAATTAGCAGTGAATTCAATTCTGTACTCTCTTCTTGCTTCAGAATCTGTGAAATATTTTACTTGTTCCCATTGAGAGCCATCAACATAAACTCTAATTGAATCTAATAAAACAGGATTAAAAGAAAGTGTATATGACTGATTTGGGCCACCACTTGATGTAAAAAAATCAGTATAAGTTCTTCCTTGTATGCCAACAATATTAGTGTTTATAAGTTGACCAGCTGGAATAATAATATCATCATCAAAAATTGGTCTATTTAAAGGATCTGCTGAAAACAATTCAATTGTTGTAGAAATTTCACCATTTACAATGTCAACAATATATGGTGTTGGTATTCTCAAATCAACATTGAAAGTATTGGCAATTCTGCCGCTCCATAATGATTTGCCAGCAATTGGTGGTGTTGGAGTGTATCCAACAAGTTGCGCCAGTCTAAATGCATTATCAAGCTCAGTGACAGTGTCAATGAAAACTTCATTTGCTATTTGGTCAATTTTAAAAGATAAAGTGTCAGCAATGAATGCCCAGTTTTCAATAAGCATAATGCCTAAACTGGATTCAACAAAATCGTTGAATTGACTGCCAAAATTTTCAGTAATATAATTAATAAGTCTGGTCTTCATAGACCAAAAGTCTTGATTAGTATAATTAAGTGAAAAAACTTGGGGCTTCGATGTGCTAGCGCCAATTTTATAAGGTGTTAAATCAAACGGACATTTTTCCATTATCCCCCCCCAAACGGAACAGCCAATACAAGTTCTTGTACACTATCAATTTTCTCTGGATTTATATAGTTAATTTTCACCAATACTCCACGCTCATCATTGTAAGTTTGAAAAGTTTCAGGGTCTTTTTGTGATAAAACAGAAACTTGTATGTTTGTAACAGTAATTCTAGGCTCCCATGTTCCTATAGCACTAGCTATATCATTTTTAATAGCATCTCTTACAGAATCAACATTTTGCTCAAATATGTACTTTCTTAAAGGAGTGCCAAACTGTGGCAACATAACTCTTTCTCCGGGATTTGTCATAATTAATTGCAACAAATCACCTTTAATATTGTTTGATCCTTGCTGAGAATAAAAAAATCCCAAAGGATTTTTTGTAATCGGAAATTGAAAACCATAAAGAGTCATAACGTATCTCCTAAGCAAGATTATTATCAGGTCTTATTCTAGCTGAATCATAATATGTTGATCGACAGCCTGCTGGCAATTTAACTGAGAAATTTTTCCCTGAAACTTCTCTATTGACAACGCTACCATCAGCTCTACTATCTTGAACATAAGTTTTACCACCAACTCCCAACGAAGCTGGCAATACAAGAGATCCCAATCCTATGCCCGGAGCAAATTGACTGCAAGAAGCATAAACTCTATCACTTACTTTCAAACAACCATTTTGAAAAACAACAACTGGAGCAATACCGGGAACTTTTGTTTCTGTATTTGTTTTGATAGTTTGATTTATTTCTTTGTTTATATTAGATTCAGTTTTTGGATCTCTGAAAACTGTGTAATCCATACCTGCAAGCAGATAAATTTTACCATTTGCCTGTAATGCAATTGTTCTGTTTGATCTTATATAATGTTCTTCTTGAGTAAAATCAAGCCTCTTTTCTTGAACAAAGTTTACAGTGCTTTTTCTGCTTATCACAAGGGAACTTTCAATTGACTCTAAAATATAATTTCCACCTGCTCTCAATCTTAAATAACCACCTGTTTTCTGTTCTTGCATTTCAATAAGATGTGGCCCTTTAGGATTGTCTTTCTGGGGTGCTAAGATTTGAATTCTTTGAAGTGAAGCCTTTTCTTGACTTTGGAGATCTGACATATCAATTGTCAGTCCATATCCAGTTTTTATGGTTATTCCTGCGTTTGTTGCTTTTGATTCTGGTTTAGCTCCTTCTTTTCTAGGAGAGTATTTCCTTTTATTACCTTGATCTCTTAAAAATATAGAATTATTGCTGGTAGATTTAATTAAAATGCCTTGTTCTTTAGCGGCAAGTCCGTCAAATGCTTCACCTTCAACAGCATCACATAAAAATATTTCATTTCCCAATGCTGATTTTAGTTTTATTCCATTATTTTCGCTTCTTACTTGATTTCCTTTTGGTCTTTCCAAATCATTCAATTCTATCATATGACCTGTAGCAGATTTCCAGTAACTTCTGCCATAAAATTTGTCATTACAACCAAAATCAAAAGCATCCAATCCTCTCTTCCAGCCCATTCCACCTCTTGGCTGTGCAACACTATCATCCATAACAAATGTGTGACCTGAAATTGATAAAATCTGAACTCCAGATTGAGGAAGATCACATTTGTTATTTTGAGGAGTTTGTGGACCTTTGTAAGGTCTGCATTCGTTTCTGTTTTTGAAAAACGGATTTGTACCTTTCTGCGTATCTGGATTTACTTGGCTTTCTGCTTTTCCACCTATGGTTGAAGTGCTTTTACAATCTGTTTTTTCTTTAGCAGCAGCACCAGCCTGATTGGCAAATTCAAGTTGGCTAAAATCAATATCAACTGGTTGAGGATCTCCAAATGTATCTGGATTAAATCTAGTTATATCTTCTGAACTAAATGCTTCTGGATTCGACACACCTTTTACACAACTTGTATCACCTATTCTATTGCTATTAGCTTGGCATTCTGGATGTGCCCACTGCCCTGCATAATGCAAATGATCATCTTTAAAAATCATCCAATTACCATTACCACTCATTATTTCTAATCTTTTCCATTTGCGATTACAATCTGCATCTCCATCAACCATTTTCATCATGTGTTTTTCTGGAGTTTTGAAACCATAAATATTTGGAAAAGTTTGTCTTAAAATTGCATTTGGATCTTTATCAACATTTGACAAAGAGTCAATATCAAATCCGTTATAACTTTCTGTATTCCACGGAGGAAGAACTTGTGAACCATCATCTGGTCCACACAAATATCCGTTTCTAAGATTTTCTCCTTGATATAAATATTCAAATTCTGGCACAGGTATGCCAAAGTCATTAGTATTGTTCGGTCCTCTGGTTCTTGTCCAACTTGTTCCAATATAAAAAGCACTGCCGTTTAATCCGTTTTCAAATATAATAAATACTTTTGATCCGGGTGGAGGAACCCAAGATACACCAGAGTCATCAAAACCACCAAATGATGAAATAGGAGATGCCCAAGGCAAAGCATCAACTTGTGTTGTTCCATCGTCTAAAATTGGTGTATAAAACTGAATTCTATTCTGTTTCCATATGTCAAATGTGGAAATAACAACTGCTGAATATACGCCAAAACGCATCAATGGTTTTGCTTGAGTTGTTGCTTTTGTTTGCAAATAATCAATAGTAATCTCATTTAGCTCATTCTCTAAATCTCTTACTCTGTTTTCTAAAATTTTAATATCATTATCATTCATCAGTGTTTGTCTCCATGTTATTTATTAGTCTTGATTTAAACAAAAACTAATTACCTTTCTTGATTAT